TGATCTTTTCGTTTATGGAGACTATAACAAGCCGGCAGTCGAGAAGATTATAGAGCGTCAGAAGAGAAATATAGCAGCCGGGAAAGCCTCCCCGGTTTTCATACTGATGGACGACTGCATGTACGACCGGAGCTTCATGCGCGACACGGTCATCCGTCAGCTCTTCATGAATGGTCGTCACTGGAAGATTTTCTTTATGATGACGACACAGTACTGCATGGATATGACCCCTATGATTCGGACGAATGTGGACTATGTCTTTGTGCTCAGAGACAACGTTCGTCAGAATCGGGAGAATCTTTACAAGGCTTTTTTTGGAGTCTTTCCCACCTTTGATCAGTTTTGTCAGGTGATGGACGCATGTACCGAGAATTACGAGTGCCTCGTGCTTGACAACACGTCCAAGAGCAACGACGTCACGAATTGCGTCTTTTGGTACAAGGCGGCTCTACGCAAGAATTTCAGGTGTGGTTCCTCCGCCTTTTGGCAGTTCCACGCCCGCAACTACAATCCCAAGCACGTGCAGCAGGGGGGATCGGGGTCGGGACTGGCGCGCAAGCCAGGCGCGTCGTCCGTTGTTGTAAAGAAGATTGGGAAGTAATAAATGGAGTCGTATGACGCCACCGCCCCGGCTGATATCACACAGTCCATACCGCAGGGACTAATTGAACACAGTGGGTTTAATAGTTCGGAAAAAAACGTTGGTGAATCTCAAATGGCAGAGTTCTCTACTCCGCTCGATGAGGTTGTCCCCCAGGGTGCCGGTATGCAGATGCAGGACATGGCCTTCGGCTCGGCGATGGCCGGCCCGCCCATGCAGCAGCAGGCTCGCGCCGAGCCCGCCGGTCGCAAGATCCCCTTCGGCCTGACGAACGATCAGTACATGGCGGCCCTGGCGGGCATCGCCGCGGTCGTGGCGACCTCCAAGCCTATCCAGGAGCGCGTGGGTCAGTTCTTCCCTGACCTGGTGGCGGGCTCAGCGTCGGCCATGGCGCTGACGGCGTTCCTGGCCGCGCTGGTGTTTTTCCTTGCTCATAGATTTTTGATCTAAGCGCGCAGCGGGCCCTTGGTTTATTTGAGCTCCCGCGGCCTGATGTTTTCGCCGCAGAAGGGTCCGACGTTTGACGGGTCAAACAGGCCCTTGGCCGCAAAGTACTTGCGCAGATCCATGAAATTTTGCCAAAATTTATCAGAGTGTTCGTATTCCCGAACTGTCGAATGAGCCAGTTCGTGAATGAGGACGTGGACCAACGTGTTGACCCGAGTTTCGTCGGGGTTGTCGGCACCATCCAGGCACAGGTAAATCTCGTATCCCTTGTTGACGTTGTAGGCGATCGCCCCCTTGCGTTTGTTCCAGTCGCACATGCCCGTCAGGATGACGCGCTTGCGCAGAGGCTCCCAGCGCGGGTCGAGATTCGGGTCTTCCCGGACCGCACCGAGAAGCTCCTCGTAGCGCTCACGCACGTCGCGCATCAGGGGTGGCGTTGAGTTGGTCGCCAAGATGACCACTAAAATGATGATACCCAGGACCCACACAATCCAGTCCTCCATCTACTTGTTGCCTATATTTTTTTGAAAACAAAAGTCGAGTACAAGTCTGACACGTGGCCGTTGGGCACCGGAAGCATGGGTTCCCACACGAGCCTACTGAAGCCGCGGCAGGCGAGGGAGCATGTGAGGGTGAATGCGTTGAGTAGCGGTTCGCTTTTAGGCCCATCTGCATAGAACGGCCCGTCCGTGAGGCTGACCCATAACTTGGCGTCTTTGATTTCGAGGGTATTTCCAAGGGGGTCCCTGAATTGGCCACCCCCGGTGAGCATCTCGGCCCGTGCGAGTTCAGGAGTGATGCCTATGAGGAGCCCCCCTGGCTTGACGGCCCGTGCTACGGCGTCTATAGACTCGATGAAGGTTTGGGGATCCTCGAAAATATAGTGCAAAGAAAAATTGTAGCACACCACGTCATAGGTGTCTGTGACCTGGCGGATGTCGCCCGTTCCGAGGAACCGCACGGGGAACCCCATCTCACGGGCCCGTGACTCGGCCTCGCCGAGGGACGCGGGGTCGGGGTCTATGGCGGTCACGTTGGCCCGGACCGCCTTCCACTTGTGCCAGTCGCCACCTCGGCCGCACCCGCAGTCGAGAACGGATGACCCGGGACCGACCCACTTCTTGATGAGTTGGCGCTTGCGGTCGTTGTGCAATTTACGAAGAGCTTCCATGTTTAGACTTAAAAGGTTGGCGCGCTGAGTCTATATATGGGTTCCCTCGAACCGGATTACCTCACGGTCCCAGGACAGGTTTTTGCATGCGTGTCCTTTGTTGGTCCGGAACTGCCCCAGAAAAATGAAAAGCTGGGAATGAAGATTCGCGGGTGCTTCTCGTCCCGTGAGGATGCCGCGTCCCATGCCAAGCGTCTGCAGCGCGAGGATGGCCTTGTGGACATTTACGTCGTGGATATGTACAAGTGGCTGCTGATTCCCCCGGACCGCGCCAACGTGGATGACGCCCACTACGCCAACGATAAGCTCGAGGAGATTATGGTCAAGTATCGCAAGAACCAGTCGGAGGCGGCTGCCATGTTCGAGAAGCGCAAGCGTGACATGATGGCCAAGCCGATCGAGGGTTCGGACACGCCGTACATCGAGCCGGGTGACGAGAACTCCAAGTTTTACACCAAGCCGGACGTGCCGCCCATTCCGCACCCGGCCGAGGTGCTGGAGCGTCTTCAGAAGGAGTTCCCCGACAAGGAGATTGGCGAGCTCGTGGCTATGGCTGACGCCGAGGTGGCGGCTGAGATTGCGCGTCGCAAGGCGGAGACTGGCCCGAACATGATCGAGGTGATGAACGACGACGGCACGGTGAAGCAGACGCTGGTGATGGATTAAAAAATTGATCTAAAATAATAAACTGCGATGGTCGTTCTTACAATCGTCGCCCTCCTAATAGTCCTTTGGTTGCTCGCAAAGGCCTACCAGGTTTTTCCCCGGCTCGCACCCCCTACGTGGGAGACGAGTGCAGCGCGGCCGCCGTTCTATGACGCCGAGTTCTTAAAGGAGACTGATAGCCAGCGCCGTGAGGGTGCATGGGTCGGACTCCTGCAAGAGGATGTATATAAACAAAAGATTGGGCCTGTTGGTGATTTTGTTGGTAATGATTCATTGAGTGGCGCGGCACCCATGTACTTCATCACTGCTTAGCAGCCTGAATGACAATAGGACGCATAGAAACGATTATTACTCCTATGACGACACCAATAGCCAAGACGGCCACTGGGTTGTTCATGAGTTCCTCAATTTTACTTCTTGGCTGGGGTTTTTCGAACTGCAGCCACTGGCGGGCGTCCTCGGGGCTTGGACTCGGCGGCCTCTCCATCGGATCCATTGTCATCCTCGTCACTCTCGCTTTTATCTTCTACAATAAAATCGTCCATCTCTGAATCATCCTCGTCATCGAGCTCAGAGTCGCTAAACTCAACCTCTGAATCCACGTCAGACTCATCCTCGTCGTACTCGTCGTCGTTGTAGTCATCCTCAACCTGCTCGACGGGCTCGTAACGCACCGGGGGCTTGGTGACGCGGCCAGAGCGTGTGCGAGGTGCCGTATCACTGGCCGTGGGATCTGGGGTCGGGGAAGCCGTTTCCAACACTGGCGCCGACTCTGAAGTCATTTACTGTTTCCACAGGAATTATATCGTTTAAGTACTTTGGTCTGAATGCAACTCCCTGGACCGTTTGACTTGCGATAATCTCGCCCTCGTAGCCCAATCTGTCGGAAATCTCGTTAATGGTCTCTGTATAATTGGTATTCATGAGGCCGAGGTTCCGCAGATGCTCGATCGCAGTGTACAGGTGCTTGGGCCTGCTCGGATCGGCGTCAAAAGCACGGAGTTCAGTCAGGTACGACTTCCATTCGTTCGGATCCAGCCCCGAGTACGGGTGCGCTTCCATCTCGAAAGCCCTGAAACGCCCCACGCCAGGTCGGGGGAAGAAGATCCACAGCACTGTAATGAGCAGGACGAGCCACACGAGGAGCTTCATTACTAATAGAGGGTGGGAGATTATGTTTGCGGCCTATGAACCCAGCACACTCCTCGTCAAGGCACATCTGCTGAATCGTCCCACCGAGGATCCAAAACCACACGTGATTCGACTTGTGCTCGGCCCGGACCCGCTCGCAGTACCTCGAGTCGGTCTCGACGCAAAGCCCCTTCCCTTCACCCTTCTTCGTCTTGCGTATCTTCTTGACTCTGGCCGTCCCCTGCCCCTCCATATTCTGCCTGATGAATTCTTCAATCTTAGAGTCGCTTTGTTCCGCGGCGCGGTGGCCGCCGGCCGGGGCCGCACCGAGTGCCGCCCGGAGGCGCGGGGCCGCGTCTTTGGTCCTGACTGCAAAGAGCTTGAGAGCGGCGACGCTCGGCACAGACGAAAGCACCTCGCCGTCCGGAACGGACCGCCACGGCACGTACGGATCCCCCTCGGGCTTTTTATGGGACCACAGGCATCGGAGCCCAGAGCCGCCGTACACACTGGCGTCAATCACCTCGGCCCAGGCTTGGTGATCGAGTGAGAGCAGAATGCGCGTCCGTAGAGCCATGGCGTCGTTGCGCGTCACCACGAGCTCTGGCCAATGCAGGTGCATGCCCGTCTTGATGCCCTCCTTGACGGGGCGTGGAGGCGCGCGGGCCACGAGACACTTGCCGGCACCCACCGCTTCCTGAATCTTGACGCAGAGTTCGAACGCCGACTCGTCACTTAGGGCCACGTCACCCTTGAAATCAACATCAACAAAAAATTTAAAACTTTCAGTTTTTTGCTCGACAACATACAGTTTTTGTCCAGCAAAAATCGACGACACGTACTCGGTCCAGAACTCGTCCGTCTCCGCTTCTGGCACGTAGAGTTGCCCCCCGTCCATGAGGACATGGGT